ATTGCTTGAATTTCTTGTCATTACCGCATACTTCGGCTACTTTATTAAAAGTGAGCCAATCTCCGGGTGTCAAATATAGATCCCAATTCATTTAATAGACCAGAGGGCAACGCCCGAAATGATTTTTTTGCGCAAAAAAATTTAGGTGGCTTAGCTTTGGGTCCAAGGACCCATCAGTATTACCTAAGCCACCTTGGACCCAACATGTCCAAGGCCCGTCACTGGTGTTTCACCCTAAACAACCCAGATGACGAACCTGATTTATCAGATACCAACATTCAATATGCGATTTACCAAATGGAAATCGCTCCCCATACCGACACTCCCCATTTTCAAGGATATATCATACTTTTCAAAAAACAAAGACTCGCGTGGGTACGCGCTGTATTGCCACGCGCCCATTGGGAAATCGCACGTGGCACCCCTTCCCAAAATAGAGACTACTGCACCAAACCCGATACCCGAATCGGCGAGCCTTCCGAATTAGGACTTTTCCCGGAAGACGCCGGTCAAGGCTCGCGCACTGACCTTCAAGCAGTTCATTTCGCCCTTCAGCATGGCCTCACCAACAAAGAGTACGCAAACCAATATTTTTCGACCTGGATCCGATACCCCAACCTCATCGACACTTTTGCCCAATCAAATATTGTCCCAAGAACCGGAGATGAAGAGATCGAATGCATACTTATCATCGGCCCTCCTGGTACCGGAAAGAGCAGATATGCCGAACGCCTGGCAAGATCTTACAATGTCGGGGAGTTCTTTCGCAAGCAGCGAGGAAAGTGGTATGATGGATACCTCGGAGAACGAGTCATCATATTCGACGATTTTAGAGGTTCTTCTCTATCTTTCACAGACTTTAAACTCCTCGTGGACAGATACGCCCTTAGAGTTGAAGTCAAAGGGCGTTACGTTAATATGGCGGCCACCAAATTCATCATCACGACCAACCTTAGTCCCGACGCCTGGTGGGGCGAAGAAGTAACCGGCCCTGAGTTTCCGGCCATTTCAAGAAGAATCACGGAAGTCCTTTTTTTCCCAGAACTAAATTCATTCTGCCGCTTCGACTCCTACGAAGCATACCTGGAGTACCTTCGCCCACAATTGATACTCCCCCATGGTCTCCTACCGCAAGCGCAAGCGCAGTATGCGTTCCAAGAAGTCATTTACTAAAATCAAAAGACGTCCCCGTGTACTTAATAAATTTAAAAGAAAGAACCGCGGTTCTCAACGCATTAAACGCACCCGTTGGCCAGTGGACAATCCATTTGGGGACAACCTCTTCTACAAAGTTCGCTTTTCTTACGGAACAACCCTCACCATCCCAACTACTGCATCATCTATCAACCTTGGGTTTCAGATGAACTCCCTCGCTTCTATTATCTCTTCTGCCGGAAATGCCCCCGGACTTAATTCCCTCGGCAATGCCTTTGTCAATTATAGGATCCGCGGGTTAAAAACTAAAATGACCCTTTGGCCGGATTCGGCAACTGTACCAATCGTCGCCTATCATCTAGCGGGTGCCTCTCAGTCAGAGATGGCCTCCATTACCCCAAACGTCAGTACCCTCCCTGAACTTCGTTGGCAAAAATATCGCACCTGTAACTACGCCGCCGCGGGAGCAAAACCCACTCGTCTTAACTCCTATTTCTCCGTGGATAAAGTCTACGGCCCTGACGCTGTAGTCAAAAATGATTCTAATTTTGTCGGCAACATAACTACTGCAGCACCTCCTGCCCCACCCGTATTTGGAGCACCCGGTCTCGGACCCGGTTTCCGATTTGGACTTTTCACAATGTCCGGTCTCAACCCAACCGTCGCGGTCAACTGTGTAACAAAAATTGAGTTCACAGCCTATGTAAACTTCTTTTCTAAAAGAGGTATCATTAATTAATAAATTGTATTTTTATTTTCCATATTCGATAATTGCCTTGTCTAGCTCCTCTAAGTAATCTTGTTTTTTCATAAAACTCTTGTACCTCCTGGTCGCGTGTAAGTACACGCCGTGAAACTTAAAAAGTATTAACTGCTTGTAAAAAATTTGATTTAACAAATCGTCTTGGTCTCTTAAGAGCTCTGTAATCC